TCATCCTCAGGGTTATGTCCGTGGCGGATGAAATCGCCGTCAACTGATTTGTCTGTGTCGTGGTCAATGCTGTGTTGTCATCCTTCTTCAGATCGAACTGAAGAACGAATGTCGAACCCTGCTCAACCAAGAAGTCCTGTACAAGTAATGCCATTAGTCCCCCTGTGTGAGGTCTGACACACTCTTGTCCTTGCGCCACATCTGGCAAGACCAGTACTTTGGCGTGTCTCTTGAGATGCCACCCTTGTCGCAGCCGTGTCTTGCTCGGAAGTTCTTGAGTCTGCCTGGCTGATCTCGCTTGATGGAAAGACCAGGATCACCGAAGCGGACAATCTTGTTGTCTACGCAAACGGCAAACTTCTTCTTCTCACCAGGAGTTCTCCATGGCTTTCCTGCCTTCCTGCCCTCGCATTCATTTGCCTCGGCAAGGCTTTTGCCCGTGATGGCTTTCATGAAGGAGTCTGCGGCGTTCTCGTCATCGAACATGAACTCGGTGGTTTCCTTCTGAGACTTCGTCTTGGCACCGAACTTCTTTGCAAAGGAGCGAAGTTGATCCGCACCGACACCAGGCTTCAAGTTGTCCTGAACGATATGCTTCTCGACAACAACTGCTGCGGTTCTGCCGATGACCTCACTGAAAGTATTCATCTCCGACAAGATTGCCTTCTTGTCTACGAAGGAGGAGAACGCATTTAGGGATTCGTCCACGGACTTCCACTTCCCACCCTTGCTCTTGTACCACTTTGCAGCCCAACCATTGGCATAGGCTGAAGGATAGACATCAAACTTTGCCTTTGCCGCTGCCTTTGCTTGCGACCAAAGTTCGGGATTGGTGGGAGCATTCTTTTCCAAAAGAACATCCAAGGATTCGAATATTCTGTCCGTTGGATCTAGATCGTATTCCTCGTTGATCGGCTTTTTCTTAGTAGACTTCTTCGTCTTCTTTTCAGTAGTGGTGTTTCTTGCATCCACCACACTTTGTCTATATCCACCTGTTGCCTTGAAAATAGTTCCCGTTGGAATAGACCGATCTCTAGCCATTTCCAATGCGCGATATGCATCAAGTTCTCGTCTACTTTCTTCGCTTCCCTCGCTTATCTTGCCCTTGCCAAAATTGGATACCATGATTGGCTCACCCTTTCGTTCTGGATTTGGATCGTGCCGTCTCTTTGTGCGGACAGCCGATGCTCTCTCCCTCTTGGAAAGCATGGCTCTCTTTTCATTTGACATGCACTTGGGCTTTGGTTCGCCAGGTTCCCTAGCACAGGGACCAATCGCCTCTCCCTTGGAGTTGATACGCTTCCAGCCGCCCTCGGGGTGGCTTTTGCTGAACCAATTTCTCAAATCTTCAGAAGTAAGGACTCTACCCATCTCATGTCTCCTAGTTGCCTAATATTTAGGAAACTAGAGAGACAAACTTTCAGCATAAAGTTCCCGCATCAGGGACTTCAGGGAAGCCCCACCATCGACCTTCAGTTCATCGATGTACCCGTCGATCAGTTCAATGGTGTTCTTGGATAGTTCCTTTTCAGACACAAACTCATCCTCAACCTGTTCCTCTTCCTCAAGTTTCTCCACAATCTGTAGATCGTAGATTCCCGAATCGAAGAGTTTGTCGCAGAACATGTCGAACTTGGCGGGATTCTTCTTTGACGAAACCACCAACTTGACGAAAGAGTCCTTGTACGAAGAGAAGTTGAAGTTTCCGTGACCAAGGTTGTCGAGGGCATCGTTGTACGATATCTTCTTATACAACTTTCGTGGATTCTCAATGAACTCCAACGAGCCATCTTCCGTGTCCAAGACATGGAATCCCTTGGTTTCCGTTGCCTCCGAATAGAACATTTCATAGGCAGTGCCTAGGTAATGAACATTGCCGTTCTGCTGCTTGCAATGGAAGTGACCAGAATATATCTGCTTGAACCTAGAAAGCGCGGATGGATTCAGACCGCCTTCGTGCTTCACGCCACGAACCACCTCATATCCAGTGAGTTCAAAGTGTCCAAAAAGCACATCGGCATTGCTGTTCTTGAGATAGTCGTATATCTCCGCAGCATTGTCCTTTGCAATCCACGGAACGAATCCGCAGATCATCCCGTCCAACACAACATCTGTGGGCTTCTCGTAGACCTTGAATGTATCTCCAAAGATCTCGACAACGGAGTTCACCTGATTGGTGTTCTTCCAATAGCAATCGTGGTTTCCGATGACACAATGAACATCAATCCCGTTCTTGGAGAACCATTCTGTAAATCTCCGTCGAACATTGTGTAGAGTGTTGAAGTTTATGTACTTTCTGCGGTCAAGCACATCACCCATGTGAATGACGGTCTTGATGCCGTTCTTGAGCAGATAGGGGAAAACCTGTTCCTCAAAATAGGAAAGGTATGCCTCAAGGAATATCGGGGCATCGTTCTTCACACCAAAATGGGTGTCCGTTATTACGCAAATCTTCATTTCTTCTTGCTCTTCTTCGCTGCCTTCTTGACGGGACTCTTGGTTTCTGCCTTTGTCTCTGCCTTTGGTTCCTTCTTTGGGGAAGTCTCAAAGTTCTTCAAATCAGTCTCGGACAAGGCAAGAGACTTGAAGAACTCCTGAACCTTTCCCTCATCATAGCAGACATTCTTCAGCCAGTTTGGAATCTTTCCATTCAACTGCGCGACTTCTATGCTCTTGAACTTGATGTAGTTCTGCTTCTTTTCCTTCTGTATCCTGCGGACAAAGGCATAGTAGATTATCTGCGTGAAGTAAGAGAATGGATTCTTTGACTTCGCGGGATCGAAGTTTGCCGCATACATCAGGCAGTTTTCTATCCCATCCCCAACCATCTCTTCCCTGTACGGATAGTTTATGAAGTTTGGTCTGTAGGATAATCTCTCCGCGATGGCAAGGAAGCACTTGCCTATGTACTCGGTTACTGGTGGCTGAGGCTCTTTCTTTCTCTTGGCTCTATTGCAGTCCTTCTTCCACTTCACCATCTCTTCGTAGAATGTTTTGTTGTCTATGTAGTGACCTTGTTCGTTCATATGTGTTGCCTTTCATTGTGCAGAGATCATACACCACTTATCGACATAAGCAAGTGGGTGCATTAGATTTCTTTGGAAAGGTCTTGACAGATGAAAACGAAGTATGTAAATTGACTGTGTCGGTTTTGATCAAGAAGTGTTCTTACAGATTACAGATAGTCTCTTGGATCTGGACTCCAGTCTTTAAGACTGTTCCCCCACTTGGAATCATCTGTATCACGAATACCCCGATCATCCTTTGGCTTGTGGGTTGATGGATCGACATCGTCCTCCAAGTCATCATCGTCTTCATCGTCAATATCCTGCATACCAGCAGTCATCAGATCTTCGATGAAGCCTTCCTCGACAAGAGTCTTGAATATCTTGGCAGGAATCATGAAGTTGACCACGATCACTTCCTTGCCAGCAGGATCCTTTGGATTGAGTTGTGAGTTGATCGTCGCATCGAAGTTAGCCATGTCCTGCATGGGTGGGAAGATGCCAGCCTCGGCAGACATCTCCTTCATGAGTCGAGTCACTTCCTTCTCGTACTCCTCAAACTCCTTCTTCTTCTCCTCATCGACTTCTTCGCGCAAGGTCTTTGGCTTTTCCTTGATCAAGGGCAGAGAAGGATTGTCCTCACGCTCCTTGTACTTCTCATATGCATCGATGACCTCTTGGTTGGGAGACATCTTCACACCAACCCAACTATTCGGGATGCTGATCTCGTTCTCATTCGTTCTTCCGATCCAGTTCTCCATGACCGATGCTGCCTTGAGCGAACCATTGGTATGATCCATGAACGGAACCTGTCTGATTATCATCGGACGAGAAATCTTCATGCTGCTGCGGTTCTTGGACAGAACGCTGGCGATTATTTCCTCACCCGATCTCAACTTGATCAAGATGTATTCGCTCATGGTAGATTCTCCATCTTTAGTAGCACTGGTCTGAAGTCGAAGTTTTCTGACCGATAGATCTTTATTCGTTCCGCAAAATGCCGAAGTGTGTGGTTCTTTTTGCTCTTCCATGACAAATCATCCCCAATATCGTAAAGTTTTGCGTATTCCTTATGCTCCGAAACACGAAGTTGTCTTCCAATAGATTGCAGCACCCTGATCCTTGACTTGCTTGGTGATGCAAATATGATGTTGTGAAGTCTCTTGATCGATATGCCTGTAGAGAATGTTCCATACGAAGCAACTACTATGCAGGAATCATTCTCTTCAAGTATCTTCCTTACCTTTTCCCTGTCCTCTGCTTCCGTGCCTCCATGCACGAAGAATGTCTTTCTGTTCGTTTGAGATGCGAGATGGTGAAGATACTTACCATGCTTCTCAACAAACTGAAATAGTATGAGTGTATTTCCCTTCAGACGAGATGCAAGATCCACGATGAACTTGTTTCTCTTGTCATGGTGAACCAACCACAACATCTCGTCACTATAGGTATACTTGCTGACAGATCGGCGTTCTTCCTCGCCGTATTGTAGCATGATCGTATCTATCTTCAAACGAGACAATATGTTCTTGTCAATCAGTTTCTTCGTGGATGTCACATGGTATGAAGGTCCAAACAGACCTTCGATTATCAACTTGTGACATTGCATTCCGTCCAAAGTTCCCGTTGTTCCTATTCTATAGTCGCAGTTGGTGAGTTTCTCCATGATGCCTGTCAAGGACTTTGCTTTGAACATATGGCACTCGTCCCCGAATGCGGCTGTGAACTGCTCAAAGTACGACCTTGGTTGCTTGAACACGGACTGCCATGTAGTGACTACGATGCGCTTGCTGGTCTCCTTGTCCTGTCCAGCATAGATTCCATGGCAGTTCTTGGAAACCTTCCAATCGGTTCCCTTGGAGTATATCTCAAAGTCGCTCATCATCTGTGTGACCAATCCTATGGTCGGCACGACGATGAGTATCTTGCCCTCTGTCTGCTCAAGCAGATGCCTCACCAGCATGTAGATGATCATCGACTTGCCACTTCCCGTTGGAGATACGAGAAGGATTCGGGATGTTTCTGATGCCTTTACAATGGCTTCCCGCTGATGGTCGTGAAGGGAAGGGATTCCCGATGCCTTGCCGACATACCTTTCGAACAGCAGATCGGTTTCCGAAGCCGTCAGGGGCTTGCTCGGACTCGACTTTAGTTGGTTGTCAAGATGATAGCCACGATCCGCTGCGAACTTGGTGACATAGTTCTTCAGACCCTTGTAGATTGTGGCTTTGCCTATGTTGTAGAGTTTGATGTCTCCAGCCCATCGCGATTTGCGAAAGCGAGACATATACTTGTGGTTCGGAACCTTGAAGGAGAAGCAATCGCTCAACTCCTTTGCGGTGCCGCGCTCACATCTTACGCGAATGAATACGGAATCAACATCTTCTAGAACCAATGTATCCATGCAGATATTTATGGTTCGATATCTTCTCCATTGAAACGAATCTTAAACTCTCCATCGTTTAGGACTTTGCCCTCATAGAGGAGAACTTCAACCCCCGCGGACTCAAGGATTTTGACTCCGATATTGCATTTCTCCCGCCACCGATTGGGGATTATATCCCATATTGTCTTGTGTCCCACCACTCGCTTTATTCCAGACAAGACAATGGCTCGCGCACAATCGGGACAACTGATGAAAGGACAATACATGTGAGTGTTGAGGGTCGTAAGACCCTTACTCACACACCGATATATGACTGCCCGCTCTGCGTGTTCAATGTAGTCGTACTTCGACTGACCATCAAGTTCCCTTAGCGAGGGATATCTGTTGGCATCTGCTGCTATGATGCCTGATGTGGGGAACATTATCAATGCACCGACTTGGGTGTTTGTGTCCTGGCTCTTTGCCTGAGCATGGATGTACGCCTGTCGGAGGTATACCCTGTGGATTCCTTCAGTGACTATGTTCATGCACCACTCATGAACTTCTTCCATTCTATTGCGGACTTGATGTCCCATCCGCGCCTTCCGATGGATTGGAGGACAGATTCAAGGTACTTAACCTTTTCCTTGAGATAATGGATGCGAGCCTCCATTCGAAGGAGATCCTTGTCAGAATCAAGGTAGACATCTATGTCTGTTCGAAGAATCTTGAGTCCAAACGGTTGCCAACCCTTCTCGTCAAGAGTCTCTTGGTCTATCTTGCCGAGGTAGTATTCCCACTTGAGCCGACGAAGTTCCTTCTGCTCTATGTTTGCCTTGTGTAGAGACAGGGACTCGTCGTGAAGCAAGTTGAGGTACTTGCCGTGCAGTTGTGGCGATCTGAGAGACTCAAGGTCTAGATTCAGGTCATCTATCTTCATGTCCTGATCGACCATCTTCTTGATTGTTTCGATATCCATGATGAATATGGTAGCGCGGAATGTTGCTGTGTCAAATCACCGATTCAAGTTCAAATGATTCGAATGTGAATGTCGCACTTACTTGAACAGGTTCTGGTTCATTCAATGCAACATTCAGATCGAATCCATCGATGCTGATTGGGAATAGATTCTTGAAGGTAAACCTCTTATGTGGGTTCTTTGCGCTATTCAGGCAATGAATGGTTGCCTCTGAGTAGTAGTTGTTTTCATTGGCATAGAGTTCGCTGAAGTCCTCAAATGGAACTATTCCACGCATCCACTTGTGTATCTCGTACCAGTTTGCAAAGTCTTCGTCCACTTCGAACGATACTCTCAACTGATCGAACTGAACCGATGAACCTGGCACATGGTGTGTCAGGTGTCTGTTTGGGATTGATATCTCCCCCACAGATATGGATGGTATGTTGATCGATGTACACCAAAACGATACATTCGGTATACGAGTGAATGTCAACTTGAAGTTGGTGTTCTGAAATGCGTTTACATTGACGGGCTGTCTACGCAACGCATTGTAACTTATGCCCTCTTCGTTGATGGCAGCAGCATTGATCTGTGATGAATCGTATTCTTCGCTCATGTCAATATGTATTCCTTAAAAAGAACATCGGGGGGATTTCTCCCCCCGACTTCTGTTATCTATCTGTCAGTCAACTATCAGATTGGGGTTACTGCATTGACGCCGTGGAGGTTATCCACACGGAAGATGCGGTAGTACTGATTTGCGCGGTAGTTGCTTGCAACTGCGACATTGGTTGTGTTGACGAATGGGTTGACTGCCATGCCGTAACGGGTCTTGAAGCCGATCTTTGGCTGGAAGGTCGCGTCATTGATTGCACGAACCATCTGTAGTGGGATGTATGGGCAGTAGAAAAGTCCTGCGTCATATGGCGAAGTTCCCTTGTATCCGACGCAAACGAAGTCGCGGGCGTTGGCATTGACTCCAACAGAGGAGTAAGGATCGACATAGACCTTCATCTTGCCGTTGAGAACTCCGACGAAAGTATTGCCAGTATCGTCAACATCAAGGTT